ATCTAATCTCAAGAACCTCTTCCTTGATGCACGTGACGTTAAGCATTTGCTTGATGGTCGCGCTATTAAGTATGTCAATGATATTCAAGCAGAAGCTATTGGCTTTGCTATGCGTGAACTGACTGATAAGTACATCGGTCAAGTTGTTACTGAAACATCAGCTCGTGCTATGGATACCGTAGGACGTGAAGTAGCTGACATTGCTGAGGGCTATAAAGCATTCCCTGAGACTGCTGACCTTGGTCGTACCACTGAGATGCTTGGTGATCGTCTTGCCTTCCTTATGGAAGAGTATGCACTGAACAAGTACATCGCAGGTTGGGCACTTAAGAACCAAGATCGTTGGCAGAGGTTCCTCAAAGAGTCACCGGATAAGGAGGCTGCTATTAGGCAGGTCACTCAACAGTTTGACCTTAAAGTACAAGAGAAAAACCTGCAAGCACAAGGCTATCGGGATATGATTCGTACTATTGCTAGGGATCGTCCTGACGCTGCTCAACCTTTGATTGATGCATTTGCACTGTCTAAGGGTGATGTGGACTCTCTTGATAAGCTGATGAAGTGGAGTGCTAAGCAACTTAGCCCCATGGGTCTGCTTAAGAGTGGTGATGAAGGACTTAATGCCTTTGCACAAGGTGTGTGGTCAGTACGTTACAACAACATGCTGTCTGGTATCTCAGCTCTCAAGGCTATTACTGGTAACACTGTTTCTCTTACCCTTCGTACTAACAATGCATTCCTTGGTACTGGTATTGGTGCCTTGATGGGTCGTAATACGGTTGATGATCTCCGTAAAGCTACCCATGTCTACGGTTCATTCTGGCAAGTTAACAAACGAGCACTTACTGATTCCTGGGATACCTTTAAGCGTACATGGAATAATGGTAAGTGGGGTAATGATGCAACTATGGACTTCCGTGAACTAGCACGTGAAGACCTTGTTACTGACTATAACCCTAACCTGTGGGACACCTTGGCCGATATGGAACAGGTATGGGAGAAGGATGGTAACTGGGGACGCCTCTTCCAATACAGGTCTGCTAGGTTCTTGTATGACCTTGGTAACTGGCGTTGGTTTAAGTATGGTACTAATGCAATGATTAGTGCTGATGCTTTTGTACAGACTACTGTAGCCTCTCAGATGGCTCGTGCTAGGGCTTGGGATGAGGTTTATGGTATTGGTTACAAAGGCGCTGAACTTGCTCAGCAACTAGCCAAGGCTGAAAAGATTGCTTATGATGAGTCCTTTGATGCTCTCGGTAATCTGACTGATGCTGCTGCTAAGAATGCTGCTGGGGAGATTTCACTTAACCTAGATGATGCGACTGCTACGTGGTTGACTCGTGGTATCAATAAGCTGCCTATCCTCAAGCCATTCTTTATGTTCCCCAAGACTGGTGTTAATGGTGTTAAGTCTGCTATGTCCTACACACCTATCGCTACTCTTCCTGGCATGAACAGGTACTCTAAAGTACTGTGGGCTGGTGACGACATCGACAAGATCAAAGATGCTCTTATGGAGCACAACATTTCTTATGACGGTGTACCTAATGGTATGGCTATCTTCAAGGGCCTTGAGGCTGAATATCGTGGTCGTGTAGCCTTTGGTTCTTTGCTGTCCACATCCATGCTTGGTTATGCCCTTGGTGGTAATATCCGTGGCAATGGTCCTGTCAATGCTGGTGAGCGTAAGAAGCTTCGTGATAACTTTGGTTGGCAACCTAAAACCATCAATGTTGCTGGTAAGTGGGTAAGCTATGCTGGCTATGAACCTCTCGATACCATCCTTACTCTTGTTGGTGACCTAGCTTACTACTCTCGTGATATCGGCTCTACCTTGACCGAAGACTTTGTTAAGAAGCTGGCATGGACACTTTCTGCTACCTTTGTGAACAAGTCTTGGGTGGCTGGTCTTGAGCCTGTCGTTGCTGTTGCTGATGGTGACGAAACAGCTATTACTCGGTTCCTTGCTAATGAAGCACGAGCTGCTATCCCTATGTCTGGTGCTCTTGGCGTTGTTAATAATGCCATCACTAGTTCCCAGAAGGATATCTACAATGACCTTATTGGGTATGTAAAGAATAGGGTTCCTGGCTTCTCCAGTCAGCTACCTGAACAGATTGATATCTACACCGGTAAGCCCCTTAATGACATTGACAATCCTGTACTTCGTGCACTTAATGCTGTTAATCCAGTTAAGATTAGCGAAGGTACAGAGCCTTGGCGTCAGTGGCTTATTGACAGTGGCTGGGATGGAGTCCAAATGATTCGTAAAGACTCCTCTGGTAACCACGAATACACCCCACAGGAACGTGAAGTACTGTATAAGTACATCGGTGAACAACAACTGTGGAAGGAGTTCGATAAACTCAGTAAGAACAAAAAGTATAACGATCAGTTGGATCGTATTCGTGCAATGCGAGTACAAGGTCGTCCATCTGAGGAGATACAAGCAGCTCAAAGTGAAGTCTATTCAGTAATGAATGACATCATGTCTCAAGCTCAGAAGGCTGCTGAACTTCGTATGCAGCAAGAAAATGAACCGATGTGGCGCTCTATTCAAGAGTCACTGACTAATAAGAATATGATGCGTCAAGGTCGTATTGATGATGCTGCACGAGCTGCTGATCGTCGTAAGGCAGAGATTGAACGACTTACTCAAATGTATCGCTAACCTTAAATGGCAACTACACAAAATACATTCACTGGTGATGGGTCTAACTTAGGCCCATTTTCTTTTACTTTTAAATGGTTGGAGTCAACCGATATTAAGGTCACTGTAGCAGGTGTCCTTAAGACAGCTGGTACTCACTACAACCTACAGAGCCTTAACTACAGCACTAAGACCGGTGGACAGGTACTGTTCACAGCTGGTAATGCACCTGCTAATGGAGCTGCTATTGTCATTTATCGTCAGACTGATGATACTGATCTAGCAGCTACCTTCTACTCTGGCTCTGCTATTCGTGCACAGGACCTCAACAATAACTTTATTCAAGGTCTCTATGTAACGCAGGAGTCATCTAACAACGCTGCTGCAGCTACTACAGCGGCTAATGCTGCTACAACAACAGCTAACACTGCACTTAGCAACTCAACTGCTGCCCAAGCTTCAGCAGCTACTGCAATTAGTACAGCTAACTCAGCAGTTAGTACAGCCAATTCAGCAGTTAGTACAGCTAACTCGGCGGTATCTACTGCTAATGCTGCCTCAGCTGCTGCTAGTAGTGCTGTTTCTACAGCTAACACAGCTAACGCTACAGCCTCTTCAGCTTTGTCTGCTGTGTCTGAAGCGCTAGCCTATACTACTGTTGCTAACGTTGCTGCTATTCCTGGTTCTCCTACTAATGGAGACGCATTGCGTATCACTAATTCCACGGGTATTGAATCCTTTACACCTCTTATTGGCGTTCCTGTAGGATTTGTTGGTAACTCTGCGCTAAATGTTGAGATCTACTACAACGGTACTAGTGCTACGTGGATCTGGAGTCGCTATTTTCCTAATGACCCTGAGAACCGATATTGGACTGGGTCAGTTGTTGTATCTGATACTGCCCCACTTAGTCCTACTGAGGATTCTCTTTGGTACGACAGTATTGGTGGTCGTTTTTATATCTGGTATAATGACGGTAACACCAGCCAATGGGTAGATGTTTCACCACAAGGTAATCGTACTTCTACGTTCCTAGCTGGTACTGCAGCACTACCTGGTCTTACTCCAGAAGGTGATAGCAACACCGGCATCTACTCCCCCGGCGCAGACCAAGTAGCCATCTCGACTAATGGCACTGGGCGGTTGTTTGTTGATTCCAGTGGCAGGCTGTTGGTTGGCACGTCTTCGACTTCTAGTGTTCTAACCAATCTGCTCCAGGGCAACTCTTCAAGTTCCTCAGGAGATGCAATCTTGAAGCTTGCAATCGGCACTGCAACACCGGCCAATGGTGACACATTAGGTCGCATTGCTTTTACTGACTCAGGCCACTCAGATTCAGCGCAGATTATTGCTTTCCGCGATGGTGGAACCTGGAGTGGTTCATCGAAGCCAAGCAGACTAACGTTCTCTACTACCGCCGACGGAGCGAGTAGCCCGACGGAGCGGATGAGGATTAATAATGCTGGCTCTTCTTATTTTTACAGTGCAAGTGGCAATGCTTCTGAGGTTTCCACTGCTGTAGGCGCTGGAACTTCAAATGCAGTGTGGTCTGGGCGTCACAGTGCATCTGGCACGAGCACCGGTACAACATCAGTCATTATCTGGACAAATGGGAACATTGTTAACACAAACAACTCTTACGGCTCTATCTCTGACATCAAGCTGAAAGAAAACATTGTTGACGCCAACTCTCAATGGGATGATCTAAAGGCTCTTCAGGTACGTAACTACAACTTCAAGGAAGGGCAGACCCATACCCAGATTGGCCTTGTGGCCCAAGAGGTTGAACTTGTCTCTCCTGGTCTCGTCAGCGAGTCCCCTGACCGCGACGCAGAAGGAAACGACCTTGGCACCGTCACCAAGAGCGTCAACTACTCGGTGCTCTACATGAAGGCAGTCAAGGCGCTGCAGGAAGCGATGGAGCGGATCGAAACCCTTGAGGCCAAAGTTGCAGCCCTTGAGGCGTCGTAGTCCTACTCTCTAATAACCTTATCTAAAGGTAACTTATCATGATCACTATCCTTGGCATCAAGGTTTCGTATGAGACCTTGGCTTTTTTTATTCTCTTTATCACGTCCGAGTATCTCGGCATGACTAAGAAGCGTCGCTCTAACAGTGTCACTCAAGCTATCTCCATGGCTGCTGCTTACTTCAGTAAGACACGTACTGAGGACGATACAGTTCGTCGTATTCGTCGTACATTTAGAGGCAAGTAGTTATGGTACTGCTGCCTGTTAAACAATACTACCCTCAAACTGACTCTGCCACTGCGCATGGTGACAGGATGTGTTGGAGTTCTACGTGTGCTATGGCTATTAAGTATCTCCGACCTGACGCATTAAAAGGTAGTAATGCAGATGATGATTACCTCCGTACAGTCCTGAAGTATGGAGATACTACATCGTCTACTAGTCAAGTTAAAGCCTGTCAGCAGTATGGTGTCTTTGCAACCTTCTACCAGAAAGGTACTAAGCAAGCACTAATCAACGAACTAAAGGCAGGTTATCCAGTTGCTACTGGCATCCTACATAAAGGTCATGCATCAAACCCTGTTGGTGGTGGACACTGGATGCTCCTCATTGGTGATGATGGAGAGCGTGGTGTCTTCCATGACCCCTACGGTGAAATGGACAACGTTAACGGAGGCTATGTCACCATTGGTAGTGGTGGTAAGGATGTCAAGTACACCTGGCATAACTGGCTTAAGCGTTGGGAAGTAGAAGGTAAAGGCACTGGCTGGTTCATGACCTTCCGCCCAACCAATATCCCGCAACCTATCGCTACCGTTGCTAACACTTGGGAGGGAGTCATTACTGCAGCCTCTAAGGCAGGTGCTAAGTTCCCACAAGTAGTAGCTGCACAATGGGCACTAGAGAGTGGCTGGGGTAAGCATACTTCCGGTAAGAACAACTACTTTGGTCTCAAGGGATCTGGCACTGACCATGAGACAAAAGAGTTTATTGATGGTAAGTGGATCACTATTACTGCTGGTTTCCTTAACTTCCCTGACCTACAATCTTGTGTGTCGTACTTAGTACAACGCTGGTACAAGGACTACAAAACATATAAAGGAGTCAACCGTGCCTCTTCTGTAGAGGAGTGTTGCAAGCTTTTAGTTAAAGAGGGATACGCCACTGATCCCAACTATAGCACTAAACTATTGAACATCATTAACCAAAAGAAATGATTGAAGCCCTTATCACAGGCGTCGCGTCTTTAGTGATTGGCATTGGTGGCGGTATTGCAGCTATGAACAGTAAATCAAACACACGTATGGATCAATTAGATAAACGTATTGATTCCATTGAATTGAGGTTTGCTGAGAAATACGTCCCAAGGCAAGAGCTAGCTAACGCCCTACAAAAGATGGAGGATCACATGATCCGCATCGAAAATAAACTAGATCAAATCGTACTGCGTAATGGCTAACAAGAAAGCAACGGAGGACATGTTTAATGAACTCCATAACATTGTAACCAAAGAGCTTCTAGATCGAATTAAGAGCGGTGAAGCCTCTACTGCTGATATTAAGGCAGCTTGTGATTGGTTGACTAAAAACGACATCAGCGGTGTTGCATATGAAGGTAGCCCACTTGATAAACTAGCCACCATTATGCCTAAGGTAGACCCTGAACTCATCCAAAAGAGGCTTTATGGCGCAAACCGCTGATTATTACAAAAAGAACCCTAAAGCTAAGGCTAAGCGTCTTAAGCAACAGGCTGAATACAATAGAACTAAAGAGGGTCTCAAGATCCGTACCAATGCAAATAAACTAAACCGTAAGCTTGGTACTTATGGTAATGGTGATGGTATGGATGCTTCCCATACTGGACCCAATAAAGGCAAACTAGAGTCCCCTAAAGCTAACCGTACACGCCCACGTAAGGGTAAGAAGTATGGCTAATCCACTCCCAATCTAATAATGTGACACCGCTATTTCCTAGTCCTGATCACTACCTCCACAACCTAATAACGATGACAAGCTCTGAAGCAAAAAGGCTACACCGTCGTGCAATTAAGGAATACTTTAATTGTCAATGCGTATACTGCGGAGAAACTTATGAACTACATGAACTTACACTTGATCACGTTCGCCCTAAGTGTCTTGGTGGCGAAGACCTTACTTCAAATTTGGTACCCAGCTGTAGGAAATGCAATCAGGCTAAAGGAAGTAGAAATTGGCTGCAATGGATGAGGGACACATTTGGTCCTACTAACAGGGAAACATTAATTTTATCACACATTCGTTAATTATGGCAATGGCACGTAAAGGTAAGGATCAAGACAAGAATCGTGGATCCGTGGCAGAGAGCATCAAAGAGTTCGGTAGGCGGATGGATGCTGCTCGTATGTCTCGTATGCAAGGACGTAGTAATCTTACGTCTAAGGATTTAGAAGGTAAGGCTAGTGGTGGTTCAGCTACCATGCTAGAAGCCCCTAATGGTAAGGAATATAAGGGTCCTGCTCGCGGTGAATACAAGGCTAAGAAAAAAGAAGATCAACCCAAAGCAAAGGCTAAGCCTCGTCAACGTCGTGGTGCAGGTCGTGAGGACATGATGAGTAATCAACGTCAACGCGAGATCATGGAACGTGAGGAGCGTAAGCGTAAGAATAACATGGACAAAGGCGGGTCCAATGTAGTTGGGAGCTAAGTAATGGCTCCACAACGTATAGTTTATTATACCCCAGAAGGTGACGCTTTTAAAAGTAGATACGCGTCTATTATTGGAAACTCTGAGGTACCTGGCGTTGATAGAGCCATTGATATTATATATCAAACTCCGGATGATGTTATTATTCCATATCTAGAGGAGGCGTTAAGAAAAAACCCAAAAGCTGATCCAAGTAAACTTGTTCAAGCTGTTAAAGGGGCTGAGCACCAAATTTTTAAAGATTTCCAAGCTGCTCCTTGGGATGAAGTACATCACGGTAGAGCTAGCCTTAGTTCTATGCGTAATGTACGTTATCTTCCCCCAGAAGAAAGAGTGCTGGCTTTAAATACAGTAGCTACTGAACTTGGTGGTCCAATAGGAAATAGTCGATTTAATCTTCGCGGTAATTCAGCTTCTAGAGCGGCACATACTGGTGGATTATTTCCATGGAAGACACTTGATAAAGAAAAATATCGTGATGTCTATGATATCCCAACAATCCCAACTGAATTTAGTATGCACCCTATGGGGACAAATGCTGCTAATGATCCACGAGGAATTGTAGTACCTCAAGTTAGTACTGCACCTGAATTTACTAGCAAAGCTGTTGAGTCCTCTCGGGTACAATTTGGCGATACAGTTACTGGACGACAAAGTGATATTCCACGTCGTGTTATCATAGATAATATGCTGGAAAGAACTCCCCCTTCGTTGGCCATTGGATCGCCAATGATTTATGGAGTTAACGCTGAACCAGCTGATGTTAGGGCTAGTAAAAAGTTTTTTCAATTACCAGAAAACGAACGCCTTCGAGCTAATATTGCACAAGCTTCATTTACATTGGATTCGCCGCAAGGGCAACGTTTGATGCAAAATGAAGCTAATAGGGCTAAGGCAGCGTTGTATATTACTAATTCGTATTTGGCAGGTCTACCTATGCCATCGCGTCAATTTATCAAAGAAAACGCAAAAGGTATTGGTGCTGGAGCTGTAACTGGTGCTATTACTCCAGAATCTGCTTATGCTGCAGGTAAAGGTGATTGGAGAACTGCTGCAGTAGAAGGAGTTAAAGCTGCAGCTACTGGTGCTATTACAGGTGGTGCTATTCAAGCCGGTCTTACTAACTTAATGCCAAAAGTAGCCGCAGGCCTTGCTAGTGGTCCAGTTATGCCTCTTGTGGCTGGTGTTGGCACTGCATTGACTTTGCAAGACGCTGCTCAAGCATATAGAGCTGGGCAAAGTGGTCGTTCTATTCCTCTTCAAAAGAAAGTAGAACAGTCACAACAGGATAAACGTCGTCAACAAGATGTAGCGCAATTCCGTGCTGCAATGCCAGGACTTGCTAGTAAAAATCGTATGCAAGCAGATTTGTCTGGTAATTTATCGCCACAACAGATTGAATCGTTTAGAGCTGGTGGTGGTAATGCAGCTATGATGCGTGACGGTTTATCGGTACAGCAAGTAATTGAACGTGGTTCGTCGTTGCGTCTTAAAAAGATTGTTAACAATACTATCCGCAATGAGGTGTAATGGCAGAATCTAAAAAGAAGAAAGAAGAGACAAACCCCCTACTTGAACTAATCCGTAAGATTAAGATAGCTTATGCTATTGGCAAGGATCCAGTAGCTAGCGCTATGGCTAGTCGTGCATTTACACCATCCAAGAACGCAGCATTAAATTACGGCAAGATACTCGGTGCTTCATACGATCCAAAGATGCGTATTAGACCAAAAGATCCACAACAACAATTGCGTGCTAGTAACATGCGAATTGGTGAAATAGAACGTCTAACTAATCTATTTGGCGGAGTACGTACTAAGCTCGCTGACTAATCCCACACCATCGGTACCTAGGAGCCTCTACAAGGGGCCTCTAGGTGCCTTTACGTATATTCTATCATTATGAACAAACAATGCCGTTCCTGTGGCGTGGAAAAGCCTTTAAGCGAGTTCTATAAAAAGGGAGCAGGATGCACAGCTCACTGTATTACATGTACAAAGGAGAAATACAAAACCGAAGAGTACAGATCTTATCAACGTAATTATCAAAAAGAACACACAACTATTGAGCAAGCAATGCTCAACAGAAGTAAAAGCCGAGCCAAACGTAAGGGGTTCGAGCATAACATTACATTAGAGGATATTCAGATTCCTGATAAATGCCCGTTATTAGGAATACAACTAAGTAAGGGTTCGGTAAGTGTCCAAGAAAGCTCTCCAACCTTAGATCGCATAGACTCATCAAAGGGTTACATTAAGGGTAACGTCTGGGTAATTTCGTATAAAGCTAACACCATTAAATCTAATGCCACACCAGAAGAACTCCTCACCATCGCAACAAGACTCACTAACTTTATTGCAGCAAGACTTTAAGTACTTTCTTCAAGCAATTTGGGCACAATTAGATTTACCGTCACCAACTCGTGCTCAATATGCAATCGCTGATTATCTACAATATGGCCCAAAACGTTTAATGGTGCAGGCTTTTCGTGGTGTTGGTAAATCATGGATTACTGCTGCCTTTGTTCTTTGGACGTTGTTTAACGATAATGATAAAAAGGTAATGGTAATTAGTGCTAGTAAAGAACGTGCCGATAACTTTAGTATTTTTTGTCAAAAGCTAATTATTGAAACACCTTGGTTGCGGCACATGCAACCTAAAGCTGATACCTCTAGATGGTCACGTATTAGTTTTGATATTAACTGTGCCCCTCACCAAGCTCCTTCTGTTAAAAGTGTTGGCATTACTGGTCAGTTAACCGGCTCTCGTGCTGACTTGATGATTCTGGATGACGTAGAAGTTCCGTCCAATAGCTTAACTGAGATGATGAGGGAGAAGCTCCTACAGTTGTGTACAGAAGCTGAGTCTATTCTAACGCCTAAGAAGGACTCCAGAATTATGTACCTTGGTACACCACAGACTACCTTTACCATCTACCGTAAGCTAGCAGAACGTAACTACCGTCCCTTTGTGTGGCCCTCACGTTATCCACGTAAAGATAAGCTATCACAGTACGAAGGTCTCTTGTCACCGCAGATCGTGGAAGACATAGAAATGGGTGTAGAGGAATGGACACCTACAGATCCTGACCGTTTCACTAGTGAAGACCTAGTAGAACGTGAAGCTGCTATGGGTCGTAGTAACTTCATGCTACAGTTCCAGCTAGACACAACCTTGAGTGACGCTGAGAAGTTCCCACTTAAGTTCAGTGACCTAGTGGTAACATCAGTTAACCCCACACAGGCACCAGATGCTGTGGTGTGGTGTAGTGACCCACGTAACTGCCTCAAAGACCTCCCCACTGTAGGCCTACCTGGTGATTACTTCTACTCTCCAATGCAGTTACAAGGTGAGTGGAGTGCCTACACTGAAACTATATGCTCTGTTGACCCCAGTGGACGGGGTACAGATGAAACAGCAGCTACATACATCTCACAAAAGAATGGCTTTCTCTACGTTCACGAAGTACGAGCGTATCGCGACGGTTATAGCGACAATACACTTCTTGACATCCTTCGTGGGTGTAAGCGGTACAATGTTACTAAACTCCTCATCGAAACAAACTTCGGAGATGGTATCGTAGCAGAACTCTTTAAAAAGCACTTGCAACAAACTAAACAAGCAATAGACGTAGAGGAAGTACGTGCTAATGTCCGTAAAGAAGACAGGATCATTGATGCCCTAGAACCTGTCATGAACCAACACCGACTCATTGTTGATAGGTCAGTGGTGGAATGGGACTATAGCTCCAATAAAGACGCAGCACCTGAGGAGCGTTTACTGTATATGCTCTTCTACCAAATGTCTAGGATGTGTCGTGAGAAGGGAGCAGTTAAACATGACGATAGACTCGATAGTCTAGCACAAGGTGTTAAGTACTTCACAGATGCTATGTCCATTAGTGCTTATGAAGCTGTTAAGATGCGTAAGCAAGAGGAATGGCAAGACATCCTTGAAACATTTATTGATGACCCTCAAGCTGCTACAAATCACTTGGTCTTTGGTATGAATTTAGAGCAAAGACGTAAGGCTAGAGGCCAAAAGACAAAACAAGTCGTACCAACGTGGGTCTGAGATCCCACCCGTACAAGGGAAGTGGAGGGTGGACCACTTTCTCCGAAGTTAGGAAGAGACATGCCTTAGTAAACTAAGACACATCTCTTCCTTCTTTATCTATGTTCACCAGCTACTATTACTCTCTAGACAGTTAACCTTGGGGAAGTTAACATAAGTCTTTCTAGGGGGGTTATATCTTCTTTACTGTATAACACGCCGTAGGCGGTTATTACCGTAAGTACTGTATAACACAAAAGACACAAACTTCCTCTAATTTACACTATTTACGGTTAATACTGTGAGTACTGTGAGGGATTAGGAGCGCAGCTCCTCCCACTACCGTCACTACTGTTATTAACTCTCCCAATAACCTCCACTACCACCTGTTAATGACTCATAGCGTATCTCTAGTACACATCACACCTAATGCTGAAGAACTTATTAGTTACATGGCTAGGGTATCTAACCCAACTAATCAAAACAACACTGAGACCAGTGCTAAACTGATTAAGTATCTTATTGACCATCAACATTGGTCTCCCTTTGAGATGGTAAATATGTGTGTATCTATTGAGACTACCCGTAGTATAGCTGCACAGATCCTTAGGCATAGGAGCTTTAGTTTCCAGGAGTTTAGTCAACGTTATGCTGAGGTAACAGAAGTAGCAGCCCCTCCACAGTTCCGTAAACAGGATAGTAAGAACCGACAGAATAGCACTGATGATCTAAGTCTAAAGTTAAACTATCAGTACACTGAAGAGACAATTAAACTTTACAATCAGTGTTATGATTTGTATCAGAGGATGTTGAAAGATGGGGTAGCTAAGGAATGTGCTAGAGAAGTACTGCCACTAGCTGCACCAACTAAGTTGTACATGAATGGCACTATTCGGTCTTGGGTGCATTACTGTCAACTGCGGTGTGGTAATGGCACTCAGCTGGAGCATAGGGTGATCGCAGAAGGTGTCTACAAGCTCCTAGAAGAGCATCTTCCTAGTGTGTGTGCTGCATTCACTGTTTGACTGATTAAAGCCTACATAGGCGCTGGACTGTTCTTCCGGTGGCCTTACACGTGGATCCATTTAATCATGTCTAAAGCTAAATCTAAAAGTAACTGGTGGTCTGAGCTTGGCCTTAAAACTAATCCGTATGTCTACGGTCCTATGCCTTGGAAACGTACTAGTCTGCGTGCCCGTATGTTAGAAGCTCGCCAAACAGGTAAACTCGCTTGGGTTTGGAAAGATGGTCAAGAGGCTCGTAGATTTCACGGTTATAGTTAATTAACTTGGTTGGGAGGTAACTCTCCCTTCCTAAAAAAAATAACATAAATTTAACAAGCCTTATATCGCCAAGGGGTCTCGTATTTCCCCCCAGTGCCCCCCTCTTGCGATCAAGGACTCACAGCCAATGTAGTTATTAACTGCTAGCACTGTGTCCACTGTGAGCCTGCGAGCAGCCTCTGTCCAGCGTACCTGTGCCTGATGCAGATACTCTGGACACGGTACTGTGGCACTGTCATCATCTATAGTCACGCCTTATTGAGAATGAATCGCAATAAGCAATGAGTTACTGAGATACAATGATAAGGTATTGTTATTAATTAGCACTGTATGATAAGGTGCAGGTATAGGTAGATATGAAGTGATCTGTCTGGCCCTACTAACTCAACAGTACAGCGCAGCTATAACGCCCTGAGACACGCCTAGTGTGCGTTAGCACGCACTAGAAGCCGCTATAAGGCGCCTCTAACCGTTGTTAGGTATACTGACAGCCTGGAGCACAGTAGAGAGGCATTACAGAGCCTTGTGTGGAATGTATCAATTTGTTCACACGATGCGTTCACAGTATTCACACTCACGCACGACCTCACATAGCAGCCCTACGGTTCGGATCGATAAGGAACGCTGATAGGGTCAATTAGGGGGGCTACACGGATCCACTGGGTTCTTGGGATTGACACATCGGCCTAGTGGCTGGTATGTTAGATGAGTCGGTGGGGGAGGCGAGACCGTCGCTCTCCACCTCTAGCTCCTAGATAACTTAATAGTGTGTGGTCGTCACAAGACGGACTTAGCGGAGCGAGCGATCCCGCGAACAGTTATAGGTTGCAACCCGACCTGACTGTACGACCACGTATCTAATCATTAGTGCAGAGCCACATGCGCTATATAAATTAGATCATGGCAATTAACTGTCCCATTGCTTATTAACTATGACCGTAACTGTTGATCGTAAGGTAGTGCTTGACCTGCTTGGTAAGGCACGCACTGGTAATGATCTCTTGTCTGTTCTTGATATGATCGTTACTACCTTTACTGAGCCTACTACTGCTACACCTACTATGGAGGAGATTGAGTTCTGATGCTAGCTTTAGCTATCCTAATCGTCGGTACTGTTTACGCTATTAAGGAGATCAATGACAACGTATTCCTTTGATGACCTTCGTTCTGCTGTGCAAGACTGCACCAGCTATGACTTAGTTCAACGCATGGGTGATGACTATGAAGAGTATGTACTCATTGATGGATGTGGTGACCAGGATGGTGATGTATTCTACGAGTTGGAAGATGTAGAGTCTTTCATTCGCTACAACGACGCTATCGACGCTTACCTTTACGGACTGACTAAATGACCTACACCATTTCACGCATGGATGATGAGGGTAACATGATTGCTCTTGAGTCATTCGATACATATAGTGAGGCTGAGATGACAATCAATGCCTACTTTAATATGTACCCCAATGCTTATGTAGACATTATCGTCTCACCTAACTAATCCATTCACAATCACACGACCTAACATGACCACCACCACCGCACCTATCTTTATGCTCAAGGGTGATTCACTCGTATCATTCGTAGATGACAAGATGCCCCTTATTAATAGAGGTGAGCTTACACGCACTGATATGATCAAGGACGCAGGTTATGTACGTGATAACGGTAGTGCTATGTACACTGAGTTCTATACTGAGCTGCTTAATGCACGAGGTATTGTACCTACCACCAACACTGATACAATGGAACAAGAGTATGATGACATGAGCGAGGATGAGAAGGATCTCTATGATAAGATCACTGACATGCTCGGTAGCAAGAGCCGGCTCGCTGGCTCACCGTGGACTCATGAGGAGACTGTTGAGTTCATGGAGGAGCTCGATGACATCGGTATCAACACTGCTAGTCAGTTCGAGGATGCTTATGAGTACACACATGATAGCTACTCATCGTATGCTGAGAAAGAGTTCAGTGAGTATTGGTGTACTGAGGTCCTTAATGCAGAGATCCCCGATTGTGTCTTGGCTGCTGTAAATTGGCAAGATGTGTGGGATCATAACCTGCGTTATGACTTCGCATCTATTGAGACTGCTAACGGTACCTTCTTCTTTCGTAACAACTGATGACGTTTCACACTCACGAGACCGCTATCAAAGTTGACGTTTACCCTGATGAGTTCAAACCTATCATGAAGGCTGTCAAGTATGCTCTAATGTGCGATGATTCACGTAGTATACTCACTGAGGTAGAGTGGGCTACACTAAATGTGTGGCTTGATGACTTCTCTGGTGTTGCACTTAATGTGGGTGTATGAAGCTAAACATCCAACGACTGCTTGAGACATGTATTGATGATGGCATACGTGATGGCATTAACGCATGTCGCGAGGAGAGTGACCTAGCAGCCAAGCTAAGCGAGTACATCTGGGTACAGATCGATTATTACTTTACCTTTGAGGAGGACTGATGGCTAAAGCACTCACCAGCGATCAAGTTAAGCTGCGCCTTGAGATGATTGACTTTGTTGCTCAAGGTGTACGCACTCAAGCAACTGCTGGGTATTATGATGCTGAGCAAGTATCATACTTGACTCAACAGCTTGAGCGTGTTGCTAAGTTCCTTTGTGTTCGTAACTGATTATGTACACCACCTACAAAGGTCTTCGTGAGTATGAAGTCACCCTCACAAGCGGTATTTGGTATCTCCTAGCACCGAGTACTGAACAGGCAGCATGGACTGCTCTTGAACTATCCCAACAACGTAACGAACAACTAGTAAATGTCAAACAAACGGAAGAATGGTAAGATGGGTAAGCGCAAAGAGTTTCCTAACAACTGGCAAGAATACAAGGATGCTGATGATGACATGTTCCATGAGCATACCTTTGAGGAGATCATGTCTTGGAAGGTAGCAGGTTGGGAACTACCTAGTTCAGTCTGCTGCATCATCCGCACCTCTGATCTCAACACTGGTAAGGTTAAGGAGTATGTCTACCAAAAGCGTAGCGCTGCTCAAGCTAAGGTTAATGCACTGATTGACACACCTGACATTGAGTTCACGGTTGTTGATCACGAGTCTATTCACTTCCTCACCCCTACTGATTTCAACTGATGTCTGACTACACCTTCTCTCGTCGTCTTCAACAACTGATCAAGCAAGTTGAGAATCATCCTAACCGTGATGAGATCATCAAGCTTGCACAAGAACAACTCGTTGAAGATTCTTTCACAATCACACGTAACTAATTGGCTACACCAGCACAGATCGACGAACAGGTAGCTCTAGAGCGAGAGCAGATCAGACAGGGCTTACAGCGCCTTAGAGACAACACTCAGAAGCTTCAGGATAAGAGCTATGCCAGTGCTACTGTGTACGGTGTAGCCTCTATTGAGGCACTGCTACCTCCACTTGTTAAGTACATAGAGGAGACTGTTGAGTATCGTATCAAGCGTGGTTCTGGTCATCAATTCGATGTACTCAAGAACTATGTCACTCAACTAGAGCCTCTTGCTGCTGCGTCTATTGCACTCAAGCTGACCTTTGATAAGGTGTTCTCTACCAAGCAAGGTAGTGATCAACTACAAGCTGTATGTGATGGCATTGGCAGTGCTGTTGAGGCTGAGTGTCAGATGCGACACTATGAGAAGACAGCTCCTGGCTTGTTAGCTGCACTTAAGAAGAACTACTTCCACCGTTCTATTGGTACACATCAGAAACTTGTTGTCATCCAAACGATGATGAACAGGTGTGATGTACAAGAATGGGTA